ACGATGGGTATATGTTTTACACAAAGAACAGTTTGACAATGAACCTGAAGTAAAACAAGAAGTCCCAGAGTATGTTACTCAAGAAAAAGAAAGTCCGTTTTAATGTTAGATAGATTTTACAGGAGAAGATATAAAATATTAGGTGGTCCTGGTTGTGGTAAAACAACTAAGATACTAGATATTTTAGCTGATTATATTAAAGGAGGTATAAACTTAGATCAAGTTTTATTAATTGGTTTTGCTAAAGCTACAGTGCAAGAGCTACAGGCTAGAGTAATTAAAAAAGGTTTACTCACAGAAAAACAAGCTGAATCAATTACAACAATACATAAGTTTTGTTTAAATCAAATTGGTAAACACGACATTTTAAACTCTAGTGTAAAAACAGATTTTAAAAAAAGAATGGAATCTGACCCTGACACTTGGGTTATGTTAGATGATGAAAAATATGACAGGGAAGATGAAGAGCCTGCACAATGGACAAAACAAGAAGATAAAAAAATGGCTGTTTATTATGACATAATAAATAAAGCACACCATCATACAGGTTTTGATAAAAGACATAAATACAAAAATGATTTAGATAAAATTTTAAGTTTTTTTGGAGAAAGTGAAAATGATACATACAAAAATGTACACACAGGGCAGTTAACTTATTTTTACACTAATCTTCAAAAGTTTAAAAGTCAAACAGGGGTTATTGATTTTGATGACATGTTATTAAAAGCTTTATACCCGACTGTAGAATTTCAACCATATAAACTTGTACTAGTTGATGAGGTTCAAGATCTTTCAAAATTAGAGTGGCAAGTTATATCTAAGATAGCACAAAAGACAGAAGAGTTATTTTTAGTTGGAGATGATGACCAAGCTATATTTGGTTGGAAAGGATCTGACGTATCTATATTTCAAAAGTGGCCTTGTAAAGAAGAAAACATTACACGTTTAAAAACATCTCACAGACTACCAGGAAAAATATATGATTTTGCTTTAAGCATTAGAAATGACATAAAATACAGGCTAGGTAATGAGTTTACATGTCAAAAAAGAATAGACCCGGATAAAAAAGACGAAGGACATATAGCTTATATAAATGGTTTGGATGAAATAGAGGGTTTAGATAAAGACTCTGAAATTATTTTTTGTGCAAGAGCTAAAAGTTCTTGTAGGAAATATGCGGATTTTTTAAAACATAATAATTTAATATGGTTAGAAAAATCACAAAATATAGATGACAGGGGTAAACTTAAAAGTTCTTTTCCTAGTAATTGTAAAAACGTAATAGAGTCTTGGCATACTCTACAAGAAGGACATTCAATTAAAGGAACTGATTACATAAAAATGGTGAAAGAAATGAAAAAGGATTTTATTTCTGAAAGAAAGAAAACTGCTTTATCTAAAAAAGATACAGCACCACCAGAACTATATGTAGCGGATTCTTTATTTTCTTACGAAGAATTAAAAAACAAATACTATTTAAACGCTCCCTTAGAAAAAATATGGCATGAGATTTTTTACTTTGATACCACAAGAATTCAGTCAGCTAAAAAACCTAAAGCTATATTTAGAGATAGAGAAGACTTTAATGACTATCTAAAAGGGTGTTGGGAAAAAAATAAAAATTTAACAACTAAAATTATAATATCAACTATCCATGGAGTAAAAGGAATGGAAGCTGAGAAAGTAGTTCTATCTGTTGAATGGGGTTACTCATTAAAAGAATACAAGATGGGTAATCAAAAAAAAGAAGACGAAGAACTTAGGGTTTGTTATGTAGGAGTTACTAGATCTAAAAAAGAATTATATCTACTTGAATTACCTGGCGAATACAAAAACCCTTTTCCACCATTACAAACTTACTTAGGAGAAAAATATGACGGATGATACTATATTTGACGATGCATTCCCACAAGATAAACAAATTGGAGGGTCTCACTACAAGGACTTTCACATTCAACCTTATGAATTTATTTCAAAGAATGATTTATCATTCTTTCAGGGCAACGTTGTAAAATATGTTTGTAGATATTTACACAAAAATGGTGTAGAAGATCTGGAGAAGATCAAGCACTATTGTGATCTAGAAATTAAAAAGATGAAAGATACAAAATGATACAAAGACCTTTATTTGCTGCACAGACAGAATGGTTTCCACCAGATGATTTCCCAGACTTATCAAAGTATGATGAGATTGCAATTGACTTGGAAACTAAGGACCCAGATTTAAAAACAAAAGGTTCTTCTTCGATGAGAGGACAAGGTGATGTAGTTGGTATTGCAATAGCTGTTAGAGATTGGTCAGGCTATTATCCTATCGCACATGAATCAGGACCTAACATGGAAAGAAAAAAAGTTCTTGGTTGGTTTGCAGATGTACTTAAAACAAAAGCAGATAAAGTATTTCACAATGCTATCTATGATATGTGTTGGATACATAGACTAGGACTCACGGTTCACGGAACAGTTGTTGATACAATGATCATGACTTCTTTAGTTGATGAAAACAGATTTAGATATGACTTAAACTCTGTGGCACAACACTATACAGGAATGGGTAAAAACGAATCCGCATTACAAGAAGCAGCAAAAGAATGGGGTGTTGATCCTAAAGCAGAAATGTACAAACTTCCTGCTATGTATGTAGGTGAGTATGCTGAAAGAGATGCTGAAGTAACTTTAGCTTTGTGGCAAGAACTTAAAAAAGAAATAGAACACCAGGACTTACAATCAATTGTTGAGGTAGAACAAAAAGTTTTCCCTTGTATACTTGATATGAAAATAAAAGGTGTAAGAGTTAGTGAATCACAAGTTGATCAACTAGACCACCAATTAAAATTATCTTATGATAAATATATAAAAAGAATAAATGATGACACAGGTATTTATCCTGAAGTTTGGGCCGCAAAAAGTATTGAACTTGTATGTAACAAACTAGGTATTGATGACTTTGATAGAACAGAGAAAACACAGAAACCTTCTTTTACAAAAAACTATTTAAAGAATCACAAGCACCCTGTGCTTAGAGCGATCGCAAGTGCAAGAGAACTTGATAAACTAAAGAACACTTTTTTAGAATCTATTAAGAACTATGTCTACAATGGTAGAATACATGCAGATATACATCAATTAAAAGGAGACTTTGGAGGGACCATAACCGGAAGGTTATCTTATTCAAATCCTAACTTACAACAACTACCTAACTATACTAATATTGGTATGGGTATTAGGTCTATATTTATGCCTGAGGAAGGCCATAGATGGGGTTGTTTTGACTATTCTCAGCAAGAGCCTAGGCTGGTGGTGCATTATGCTCTAGCAACACTAGGGACTACTGGAGTTCAATCTATTGCAGATAAATATGACAATGCACGTGATAATCCAGATGATTTAGATATTCAAAAAGCAGCAGATTTTCATAGTATGGTAGCTGAAATAGCAGACATACCTAGATCACAAGCTAAGACTATTAATCTTGGTTTATTTTATGGTATGGGTAAAGCTAAACTACAAGCACAACTAGGTGTAACTGATCAAGTAGCCAAAGATCTTTTATTAGCATACCATAGTAAAGTTCCATTTGTAAAACAATTGATTCATCACACAATGGATCGTGCTCAACAAAGAGGTTGGATTAGAACTATACTAGGTAGAAAATGTAGGTTTAACATGTGGGAGCCAGCAACGTTCGGGATGCACAAACCACAAACATTTGATGATGCGTGCATGGAACACGGATCACGGAACATTAAAAGAGCATTTACATACAAAGCATTAAATAAATTAATTCAGGGTAGTGCGGCCGATATGACCAAACAAGCAATGATAAATTTAAGAGAAGCTGGTATTACTCCAATGATTCAATTACATGATGAGTTAAATGTATCCTATGAAAATAAAGAAGAAGCTGTTAAGATAAGAGAAATAATGGAACAAGCTGTTCCTCTTAAGGTGCCTAACAAAGTAGATTTTGAAGATGGAGAGTGTTGGGGTGATATAACCAACAACCAAGAGGAGCAAGTAGATGAGGATTTTTAATGGCTTATTTAAATGCAAACATACCAGCAACTTATGCACAGATAAGGAGAGAATATTTATATGATCTTAAAAAACATCATGGAGAAGTTGAAGACTGCATTATCTTTGGTATTAGCTCTATTGCAGGTCACGCTATACTATTTCATGCTATTATGGAAAACGGTGCAATATTTTATCGCCTGCCAATTAGCGCGTTTATTCAACAGGGATTTGAT